TATTTAATAGCATTTCCCTCTGCGAATAGCAACTTATTGTCGTTTATAAACTTACTGGGCTGAACTTTAAACTTGGAATAATGATTTCCTCCAATTTGTTTTTTATAGGCACTCATATTTGATATCCATATTCTCCCATAGGATTGACTAGATATAAATTTTCAACGGTTCTTGTTATTCCTACAAAAAATAATCGATGTTCTGGGTTGGGGTCTTTTTGATAAGCATTATAGCTATTGTAATCAATATCTAACATTAAAACGGTATTTTGTCTTTCATCTCCTTTTGCACCGTGAATGGTTGAAAGTTTAATTCTTGGTTCTATAGTTGGAGAAATATTTTCTCCATTTTTTTCCATGGCAACAATGAAATTTCTTTTCTTTTCATTGATTTTATCTAATGCTTGTTCCCAGCTGCTTGTTGCTAGCAGACCGTGCTCGCTTCTTAAGTCTTCAATATTAATAACATCTTCAATGATACTTTTAAAAGAATCTCCCTTACCAAAGTTTCTTTGTAAAGTGCCGCTTTTAACCGTCATGAAACCGTACATTTTCTGAGCCAACTTAGCTGAAACTAATTGACCTTCATTTAATTTTCTCCAGGTATCAATGGCTTGCAGAATATCTTTATTAACTAAATTGTTTCCTTTCTTACTTCCGTAATAGTAACCTTTATCTTCAAAGAAATCTTTAAGCTGTTCTAACATTTTATTGGTTCTCGTCATTAGCATCCAACTACCTTTACTATAATCAATGTGTTCAAAATGAGATACGTAATTTACAGTTCCTTCAAAATTTTTAGGTTTCCATTGTTTTGATACTCTTTCTTTAGATGGAATTTTATCTAGAACTTGTTTAGCTAGTTTCCAAACCGTTCTTGGAACGCGTCTTGATTTGATAAGGGATGGATCAATGACTGTGTTTTCTTTTTTGTGAAGTCTTATAAAGTGTGTTGGATTAGCGCCTTGAAAACCCATAATCGCTTGATCATCATCTCCTGCAATATAAGATCGTTTTGCATTCGATTCAATATAATGAAACATTTCCCATTGAAGATTATTTAAATCCTGTGCTTCATCTAAAAAGACAGCATCAAACTGTGGACATTTCTTCTTTTCAATAAATCTTGAAATCATGTCTACAAATTCAAACATTCCTGTTTCTTTTTTAAATTTAATGAGACATTTATCTAAATATTCTAAATTAGAATAACTAATATCTTGTAAGTGTTCTTGTAATCCATACTGATTCTCTAAAGTTATTCTTCTATATTTTGCAAGATTAATAAGCTTAATATAATCATTGCCGTAAACCATGGTTCCTTCATCGGTTGCATAAGTTTCAAAGTTTAATTTATCCGCAATACCTCCTACATAAGTTTTAAAGGCTTCCCATTTTTTTCCTTTCAATAATTGAGTGCCTGTATCGATTCCGCATTCTCTTGTGCCTAGAGCGTGTAAAGTACAAAAATATTTTAAATCTTCATCGTAATCTATTTTATTAAATAGTTTAGTTGCTCTAGCAACCGAAATTCTTGTAGCTTCTTTACTGAAGGTAAAAAATCCTACTTTCTTTAAAGGCGTTTTATATTTTTCAACTTCTTCTTTTAAATAGGTATTAACAAGTCTATATGTTTTTCCTGTTCCTGGAGGTCCGGGTATGATGGTTCTTTTTATCATTTAACGAATGGTGGTCTTTCTATTGGTGGGGGTTCATCATTATCTTTATGAAAAGAAAATGCATTAAGAGACATTACTTTGACTGATTTACCAGAAATTTTTAAAACGGTTTCTTTAGCATCAAACAGCTCTTGTATTTTATGTGATGTTTTATTTCTTTCCATTCCCCAAGATCGTGTTCTCTGTAAATAGTTCCAAAAGTCTTTAAATTTAAAATAAGATTTTCCTTCATCGGTCCAAGACACTCCTCTATTAATATCTGTTTTCTGTTTCCCTGCTGCTCGATCCATTGTAAAATTTTCTAAATGTTCTTCTAATTGTTTTTTGAACGTTAAACTTTCTGGTGCTTTAATTTCTTCTACAGCTTTCATTAAATTACTAATTACTTTTCCCCATATAGGTTTTGTAACATTTGGTAATTTAACTTTAATTTGTTCCATACAAGCTTCATCAAATAAATCAAAATTTCTAAGTGTTTTGGTATCCACTTCAACTGTTTTACCTCCAACATTAACAAACCATATTGGTGGATCTGAAGTAAAAATTCTTAAGTTAGATATATCTGGCATCAAAGTTCCATTGCCAATTCCAAATTTTCTAGATTGACACGTTAATGAATCACAATAATTACAGATAGGTTGATCTTTACATTTGTATTGATAGTCTTTTTTATTAAGTGATGAGATTAATGTCATCACCTGTTGAGGACTTAAAGGTGGTTTCATAAACCTTGTATTGTATGTCCCTAAATCTGTTTGCCAGGTATCAGGGTTTGCTTTCTTTAAATAAACTCCAATATTATAAAGTCCATTGTTTCTTGTTCCTTCAGGAAATCCCTCTCTGCATAAAATTTGTAAACAAGGAGGACCATCTTTGATGTTTTGTTCTTTCTGACTTTCTACTTGTAACTTTTCAAATTTTTCTTTCGTTAATTTATATTGAGTGTGAAGTTCAAAAAATTCTTGAAGACTTGCTGCATCCCCATTATCTTTAAAAGCATAACGAGCTGTTTTATCCCCAGCATGATATGGAAGATTTAAAAAGCTCCCTGTATCTCCTCTTTCGATTAAAATATATTCTTGTTTAGGAAAAATTTCACATTCAGAATATCCTAATGCGGAAGCCATAATCTTTAGTTTTGATCTCATGGCTGCTGCAGGAACGAGTTCCGATACAAATAAAAAGACGTGTGCTCCTCCAGATTTAGATCTACAAACAATAAGAGGTAAATTTTTTTGTTTTATTTTCTTGATAAATTTTTTATGATTAAAATCGTANTGATCAATATCAATACATCCCCAACGACATAAATTATTTTCATTAATAGGAATAATACCTAGGGCAGGTTCTTTTCCATCTAAATGGTTTTGCCAAAGAGCATCCGTTACTTGTTTTTTAACAGTAAAAGGTTTACCCTTTTGCTTTCCATTGGTTGAATAAATATTGCTTGGTACGTACTGACCATAGGCGCTATTTAGTCCTTCAAATATTTCTTTAAATTTTTTCATCATACCTTTTGTATGGGCGAGTTAAGTCTCCCGCTCTCGCCCACCTTTCTAACCGGCGTAGAAACTTATGATGCTTTACCGTTTAACTGATCTGCTCTACGGCAACTTTCATAAAATGTTTTTGCCCTATTGTAGAGACTAGTGTCAGTTATTTCTCCTACCTTTTGTATGTTGTATCCATACCACTCGTTTCCTTTACCAGTATTTTTTACTGAGGATAACTTATAGATATGGCTAAAAGGTGGCGGAGTAAACGGACCGTTTTTCCCGTCTTTTGTGATGCTCATCATCATTGAATTCCATTTTCTGGAAATCTTTGCTTGTGATGAATACATAGATATTAAAGCTGTTTCAGCTGATTTACCATCTGATATGATGACAAAATGCTGAGCAGTTTTTTGAATATAATTACCATTTGGTAATCTATCCTTACCCATTGCATCTTTCGTTGTTTTAGAAAGAATATCACTGTTACCAGCAAAAATATTTTCTGGTCTTCCTGAGCCTGTACCAAAGTCAGCCCATTCTTGATACTCTAATCTATAATGACAAGGAATTACATGTATACCTTTTTCACCGTTATACAATTTTCTTGTCACCGTATTAAAGAACATACCAGGGTCAGCGCCTTCAACATAATTCGCATGTTTTCTTTGCGCTTCTGCTGATCCATTCTGTAAAAGTTTCAAGATGGGTAGAGCCACACTTTCTGAATCTACGTTCTCAAAACCTTTTCTAGCGTCCGCTTCAAACAGAGCGTCTGATGGCAGACCTGCTTCTCTCTTTGTTGCTACTTGCTTCTCGTTTCTAGTTTCCATGTTTCTAGTTTCTCCTTTATCGTTTAGTTATTTTCGTTTGGTTACCTACAAACGTATTAAAGAGATCCGCGGGCAGATCTTGTCCAGATTCTGTCCGCTCGCGAACCACCGCCTTAAGTGTCTGAGGATGAACGCCTATTTTCTGGACGGGTTCATACCCCTGACCTTTTGCAAGGGTAGCATAAGCCATTGCCTTGTTATCTTCGCCACGACCAAAGGTAACAGTAACATCATTTTTGATGATGTCACCTAAGCCG